ACGCCAGATCTCGACTAGCCCTATGCCGTGGCACATCGAGACGGCTAACGCCGAGTGCTCATCGGGCTACGCCGTCGTCAAGGATGAGACCGGAGAAGTCGAAGGCTGCCACCGCACGAGACGCGAAGCGCTCGCGCAGCTCGCCGCCCTAAACATCGCAGAAGCCGAGAGAATGACCTTCCCGGCTACCGCGAACGGAGAGCCCGAGGACTCTTCTCACCGGGAAGGATCGTTTAGCGACACGCTAAAGCGCCAAGAGGGCTACGCCCCGACAGACGGAATGGTCGCCGAAGCCCGCCGCGGCCTCGAATGGCGTCAAGCGTTCGGACGCGGAGGAACCGCCGTCGGAGTCGCCCGGGCGCGCGACATCGTGAACCGCCGCCGACTTTCGAGGACTACCGTCGTCCGCATGGCTTCCTACTTCGCTCGTCACGCGATCGACAAACGCGCGCAAGGCTTCCGCCCCGGAGAACCCGGCTACCCGTCCGCCGGGCGTATCGCATGGGCGCTATGGGGCGGAGACGCCGGGCAGACGTTCGCGCGCTCGACCATCGCCTCCTCGCGAGCCTTGCCAGAATCGCCCGAGACCCGCTAGCATCCCTAGCAGGCCGCACCCTCGGCCCGCGAAGAGCGCACCCGGCGAAAGCCGCACCCGCCACGCGGAGCGACGAGCACCCGGTGAGCAACATCAGCACGACTCAACAAGGACAACACCGTGAACCCATTCCTCACCCGCCTCCACGAGCAGCGCTCGCAGAAGGCCGACCTCATCGACGCCACTCTGAACCGCGCAGCGGAAGAGAACCGCGACATCTCGGAAGTCGAGACGGCGAACGTCGCCGCACTCGCGAAGGAGATCGAGAAGCTCGACGAGCGCATCGCGCAAGTCACCGACATCGAGACCCGCAAGGCCGCAGCAGCCGAACTCGCCCGTAAGGTGGACGGCTCGAAGGTCGAGACCCGTGACGCCGCCCCGGCTCGCGTCACCCGCGAAGCCCGCACCTACCGCCCCGAAGGCGACTTCTCCTTCGTGCGCGACGCCTTCGCAGCTCAGGTGCTCGGCGACTTCGACGCTCGCGAACGCATCGCACGTCACCAGCAAGAAGAGCGCATCGAGAAGCGCGACGTCAGCTCGGCGAACTTCGCCGGACTCGTCGTCCCGCAGTTCCTCACCGACCTCGCGGCTCCGTTCGCGCGCGCCGGGCGTCCCTTCATGGATGCCAGCCGCCGCCACGCCCTGCCCGCTCAAGGCCTGACCCTCTCGATCTCGAAGGTCACGACCGGAAGCGCCGTCGCAGTTCAGACCGAAGGCTCAGCCGTTCAGGAGACGAACATCGACGACACGAAGCTCGACGTCTCCGTCGTGACCGTCGCAGGTCAGCAGAACGTCAGCCGTCAAGCGCTCGAGCGCGGGACGGGCATCGACGCCCTCGTCATGGCAGACCTCGTCAGCGCGTACCACACGCAGCTCGACGCCCTGAACGTGACCACGTCGGCGACCTCGCTCACCAACACGATCACGCAGGTCATCACCTACACCGACGCTTCGCCGACGGTCGCAGAGCTCTATCCGAAGATCCTCGACGGAGTTCAGCGCATCCAGACGAACTACTTCGGCGGCCCGAACTTCATCCTCATGCACCCCCGCCGTCTCGCGTACATCCTCGCGGCAACCGACACCGCAGGCCGACCGCTCGCACTTCCGCAGGCCAACGGCCCGCAGAACGCGATCGGCGTCGGTAACGGCTCCGTCGTCTACGGAAACTCGGGCTACTCGATCGCCGGACTCCCGGTCATCACCGACGCGAACGTCACCACGACGAACGGCGCGGGCGCGAACGAGGACGTCATCATCATCGGCAATACGCAAGAGTCGCACCTCTGGGAAGCTGCGAACGGCTCGCCGTTCATGCTCCGCTTCGAGGACGTCAAGAGCGCAGAGCTCGAAGTGAAGATGGTCGTCTACGGGTACTCCGCCTACACGGCGAACCGCTACCCGAACGCTTTCGCCCTCATCGGCGGAACGGGCCTCGTCACTCCGACGTTCTAACTCGTAGGCCTGCGGAAGGCTCGGATCAGGTAACGACTCCATGATCCGAGTCTCCGCAGGCTTTAGGGCAGGACGCACGATCACTAAAGCGTCGTCCCGGCTCGGCGTCGAGCAGGCTCCTCTCGCCTCCTTGAGTCGAGCCGCAGGCGATCCGCTTCCGAGCCGGGGCGATTCCACTCCTAAGAAGCGGAAGAGGAAGAAGTAACTCATGGCTATTACAAACGGCTATGCGACTCTCGCGCAGTTCCAGGCTTATGCCAACATGAGCACGATCACGGCGGAAGAGACGACGACGATTGAGAAAGCGATTGAAGCCTCCTCCCGCACGATCGACCGGATCGCTAACCGCCGCTTCTGGATGGATACGAACGCGACCGCGCGCCTTTACCGGACGACCGACTTCTGGACTCTCCCGGTGGACGACATCGGCTCGACATCCGGGCTAGTCGTCGCCCTCGACGCCGACGGGAACGGGAACTATACGGACGTCCTCACCCTGAACACGGACTACATTCTCGACCCGGTCACCGCACCGCAGCAGGCGCGACCATACACGCGCGTAACGATGGTCGGCTCGGAGACGTTCCCGCTTCCGATCTCACGCCGCCCGCAGGTACAAGTCACCGCTAAATTCGGATGGTATAACGGCACTCCCCCGGACGACGTCGTCGAGGCCTGCCTCATCCTCTCCGCGGACTACGTCAAGCGCGCCTCGAGCGTCGGCGGAGTGCTCGGCCTCTCGGAGCTCGGCGCGATCCGCATGAGCCCGCTCGGACGCGACATCGGCGCTATCGTGCGCGCGTATCGTAAAGAAGTCCTCGGATGATCCCCTCGACGGTACGAGACAAGCTCAAACTAGCCTTAGACATCACCGGGCTCCGCGTCTACGACACGATTCCGGACAACATCGTCCCGCCCGCCGCGGTCATCGGTCAGCTCTCGCTCGACTTCGACCTCGTCTTCCAGAGAGGTGCGGACTCGGCGACGTGCGACGTCATGGTGATCGCCGGACGCATGAGCGAACGCTCCGCGCAGGACTACCTCGACAACCTCCTACAGTCCACCGGGACTTCGTCCGTGAAGACGAAGATCGAGAGCGATCAGACTCTCGGCGGCTCCGTAACGAGCGTCCGAGTGTCGCGCGCCGAACCCGTCTCGATCACCGTCTCGGGCGTCGAGATGCTCGCTTACCGCTTTCAGGTAAGCCTCTGGGGCTAGTATGAGCGGCATGAGATACCGAGTAACGTCTCGCCGCCTCGCAGGAACCGCAGAAGGCGACCTGATCTCAGGAGAAGGCCTCGAGAAGCTCGGCGTGAACGTCGAGAAAGCGCTCGCAAAGAACCTCATCGTCCTCTCCGAGTATGATGAACCGAAGAAACATCGAGGAGCCCGCAAGGACGCCTCCGACTCAGAGAAGGACTAGGATCTAAACATGGCTACCGTCACCTCACTCGGCAAGGCGACCGTCTTCACCGTCGACGCGGTGGATCTCGCCGACCAACTCGTCTCGATCTCGATGACGAAGACCGTCGACGCGCTCGAGAGCACCAGCCTCGTCGACACCTCGCGCCGCTTCGTCGCAGGCCTCGAGAGCTCCGAGACGACTTTTACGGTGATGGGAAGCTTCGCCACCGGAGAAGCAGTCCAGAGCATCTTCGGCGACGTCGGCTCCTCCGTGACGATCGTCTTCGAGCCTCTCGCAGCAGCACCGGGAGCGAGCTCGCCCCGCTATACGCACTCGAACGCCTTTTTGGCCGCGGCTCCGATCGTCGTGAACGTCGGGGAGCTCGTACAAGTGACCGCCACCTACTCCGGCGGCGCGATCGCGCAGGCCGTCGCCTAGTGCTCGACATCTCCGTAACCGTCAAGCGGAAGGACGGAACGAGCGAGACCTTCCCGGTCTTCGCCGATTCTCAGATCGCGTTCGAGCGATGGGCTAAGACGTCGATCTCCGCAGCCTTCGACCCGAACGGGAAGCCAAAGATGGAATCGCTCTACTACCTCGCATGGCTCGCCGAGAAGAACTCCGGGCGCGCCGTGAAAGTGTTCGACGAATGGATCAAGGACATCGCCGCCGTCGGGCATGAGGACGGCCCGGGAAACTGATCCCCGGCGGCGGAGTCGCCGCCGAGATCGCGCAGCTCGCGCTCGTCGTCGGCTGCGACCCGCTCTCGCTCATGCGGACGCCTCCGGACGTGCTCCGGGCGCTCTACGATGGAGCGAAGAAACAAGCCGAACGGAGACGAAGACGACATGGCTAACACCGGGACGTTCGGCTTCCGCACCGACCGCGAAGGCGGCGTAAAGGTCGAAGGGCTCTCCTCCGTCCGTTCGCAGCTCCGAAAGCTCTCTTCCGACGTTGATTACCGCGCGCAGGAGTTCCTCCCGGTCAATAAGGCGATCGCGTCGGCGGTCGCCGGGGACGCGAAGCGCTTCGTCCCGGTGCTCTCCGGGGCACTCGCCGCCTCCATCCGAGAAGCCGCTACGAAGACCTCCGCGAAGGTCAAAGCCGGAAGCGGGAAGACCGTCCCTTATGCCGGGCCGATCCACTTCGGATGGCCTGCCCGCAAGATAAAGCCTCAGCCCTTCTTCTATGACGCGATCGACCAGCGCCGCGGCGAGATTCAGGAACGCTACGAGAAACTCGTCGGCGACCTCATCGCGAAGTATGACCTAGACGACAAGAGGACGAAGTAATGGCTCTCATCTCCGTAACGATCTCGGGCAACGCCGCACCGCTCAAGAAGGAGATCGACTCCGCCGAAGGGATGCTCGGGAAGTTCGGCGGGTCGATTACGAAGTTCGGAGCGGTAGCAGCCGCCGGAATGGGCGCGGTCGCCGCCGGAATCGGCTTCGCAGCCAAAGCCGCAGCCGACGATCAGCAGTCCTTCGCGCAGCTCGAGACGACGCTCCGGAACGTCACCGGGGCTACGCATGACCAGATAAAAGCGGTAGACGACCAGATCGCCGCGATGAGCCTCGCGACGGGCGTAGCCGACGACAAGCTCCGTCCGGCGTTCGAGGCACTCACCCGAGGGACTCGCGACATCGAGGAGAGCACTAAGCAGATGGGGCTCGTTCTCGACATCTCGACCGCGCTTCAGATGGATGCCACGCAGGTAGCCGACGCTCTCGCAAAAGGGTACGAAGGCAACACGAAAGCACTCAAGAACCTCTCCCCGGAGATGAAGACCATGATCGAAGACGGCGCGGGTATGGATGAGATCCTCTCGCAGCTCTCCGCCAACTTCGGAGGAGCAGCAGCCGCGAACGCGGACACCTTCGCCGGACGCATCGACCGCCTCAAGGTCTTCATGAGCGAGCTCGTAGAGCAGATCGGCTACTACGTTCTTCCGGTGCTCTCGAAGATCGCCGAGTTCATCGTGAAGGACGTCGTCCCCGCGTTCCAGCGAGTAATCGAGCGCTACGGCCCGGCGCTCGCGGACATCTTCCAGAAGATCGCGGACTTCATCGGCGAGAAAGTCGTCCCGGTAATGCGCGACAAGCTCATCCCATTCATCCAGACCGTCGCCGAGTTCATCGGCGAGAAACTCGTCCCGGTGATCCGTGACGTCGCGATAAAAGTCTTCGACGGGCTCGCGAAGATCTTTGAGGTCGTCTCCGAGAAGATCGAAGAGAACCGCGACAAAATCGCAAAAGTCACCGACTTCTTCCGAACGCTCGCCTCTTTCATCGTCGAGAAAGTCGCCCCGGTACTCGTCACCGTTCTCGGCAAGGCTTTCGACATCGTGGCTAAGGCGATCGGCCCGGTCTTAGACGTGATCTTTACGCTCATGGGCGCTTTCGCAGATCTCGGGAAGTTCCTCCTAAAGGTCGCAGGCTTCGTGCTCGACGTCATCGAAGGGATGGTAAACGGCGTCATCGACGGGATAAATCTCCTAATCAAGGCGCTGAATCTTCTCCCGGGGATCGACATCGACCCGCTCGGAAAAGTGTCCTTTACTATGCCGAGTCTCGGGAGCGCTCCTTCTCCGAGCAAGCCGAGCGACGGTAGCTCCGACACGGCGGAAGCCGCGCGCATGGCAGGACTCAACCCTGCCGGGATCTCACTCGGAGGCATCGACCTCGGACTCGGAACTACACCCAGCGGAGACGGCGGCGGAGGCGGTAAGAAGGCGGGCGTTCCGGCGATCGACACAACGGGGCAGATCACTATCCTCCCGTCGACCGAGGTCTTCGGCGCGGGCGGAGGCGGCGGCTTCGGCGCGGCGATGGGTAACGAAGCACTCCTCGACGGCCTTACCGGAGGCGCATCCGTGAACATCACCGTAAACACCGTGACCGCCGACGCGAACCTCCCAAACCTCATCGTCGAAGCACTCCAGACCTACAACCTCGTAAGCGGCCCGGTCGACGTACAGATCGCGGCGTAAGCCATGCCCGCGAACATCGTCACCGGAGGGACGCTCACCGTAGAGCTCGACGTCGGCTTCGGCGACGGCTTCCGCCTCGACGACGTCCAGCAAGGCATCCTCGACGGTACGACCTATGTTCTCGACGGCGTCGATCAGTTCGCCGAAATCACCGTCCAGAGCGTCAGCTTCTTCAGAGGGAAGAAACAAGTCCTCGACTCCATCGCGCCCGGGCGGATGACCATCGTCGCGCAAGACCTAACACGCGCGTTCGACCCATACAACACCTCCAGCGTCTACTACAACGAGATCGACAACACGCCCGGACTCTCACCGCTGCGACAGATCCGCGTGAGCAGGAACTCGACGGTCATCTTCCGCGGAAGAGTCCTCGACTTCTCCTATGACTACGTCGGCCCTAAACAGATCCCGACCGTGACGATCACCTGCGCAGATGACCTCTTCATCCTCGCGAACTCATTCCTCGGCTCCTTCACCCCTTCGCAGGAGCTCGCCTCCGCGCGGGTGACGACCATCCTCGACCGCTCCGAGGTCGGATGGAGCGCCACGAACCGCGCGATAGCGACGAGCACCTCGACCCTCGGAAACTATGCGATCACGGAAGGTACGAACGCCCTCGACTATCTCCGTCAGGTCGATTCGGCGGAGCGCGGTCGAATCTTCGTCCGGGCATCCGACGGCTATCTCGTCTTCCAGAGCCGCATCGGAAACACGCTCTCCGGGGCGACGGTCGCGTTCGCCGACGACGGAACCGGAACGCCCTACCGGACAGTCTTCGTCGACTACACGACGCAGAGCGTCCTCAACCGGGTCACCGTCCAGCGCACCGGAGGAACCGCTCAGACCGCGACCGACTCCGCATCCGTCGCGCTCTACTTCACGCAAGCCGAGACAATCACGAACTCGCTCCTCTCCGACGACACGCAGGCCCTCACGCTCGCGAACTACCTCCTCGACGGGACGCCGACGCCGCGCTTCTCCGGAGTCGAGACATTCTTCGGCTCGCTCACTACCGCACAGAAGAACGCGGTCGCAGCCGTCGAGATCGGGAACACAATCAGCGTCAAGCGCACGTTCACCTCCGGGACTCCGCTCACCGTCACCGAAGAGCTCTCCGTCGAAGGCATCGAGCACCGGATAGACCTACGCGGCGAGACCGTCACCTTCTACACGGCCCCGACGACCATCGTCTACGCCCTTCTCCTCGACGACGCCGTCTACGGAAAACTCGACTCCTCTAACGTCGTCACCTGACGGGCTAGGCTCTAGGAACTATGGCGAAGCAGACATTCACCGCCGGGCAGGTACTCACCGCCGCGCAGGTAAACGGCCTACAAGCGAACGACTACAACCTCACCGTGAGCACGAAGACGGATTCCTACGTCCTCGTCGCCGGGGACGTAGGAACTCGCGTCGTCATGAACGCAGCGACGGGAAAGACGATCACGCTCAACACTTCGATTATGGCGGCAGGCGATTCGCTCTGGATTCATAACATCGGCGCGGGAACTTGCACGGTCACCGCCGGGACTGCGACGATAAACACGGCGGGGAGTCTCGCTCTGGCTCAATGGGAGGGTGGCGTCCTTTATGCCACGAGCAGCTCGACGGCGATCTTTTTTCGCGGTGGCGGGACTAGCACTCTAAGCGTTGATTATCTGCTCGTCGGCGGAGGCGGTAGTGGAGGTTTTGGTAGAAGCATCAGCGGCGGCGGCGGTGGCGGTGGCGGCGGTTTGCGCACAGCGACCGACCTAATCGCCAAAGGCAACACATATACGGTTACCGTCGGTGCTGGCGGCGCAGTTTCTAGCGACAGCCGTTCGCCCGGAATAAATGGCACGGCATCGTCATTCATTCGCTCGGCAAATGGTGGCGGCGGTGGTGCTACGAATATTAACGATGTAGGTTCTGGGGGACAGAACGGCGGTAGTGGCGGCGGTTCCAACTACAACGCCAGCGCAACTATCGGTTTAGGTGTTAGTGGTGAAGGCAATAACGGCGGATATCCGACCGCAGGTGCGGCCGGTGGCGGCGGCGGCGGTGCGGGCGGTACGGGCGGCAATTCGTCGGCTAGTGCGACTGGCGGTGCTGGAGGTGCGGCAAGCACAAACTCCTACACAGGCAGTTCCATTTCGTATTCAGGTGGTGGCGGCGGTGGCGGCACGACTACTGGTGGAACGGCTGGCACAAACGCTGGTAACGGTGGTTCAGCGGTCGCTGGAAGTGCGGCTACTGCTAATCGTGGCGGTGGTGGTGGTGGCGGCGGTGCTAATAACTTTGGTGGTAACGGCGGTTCGGGTCAAGTCGTCATTCGAGCACTTACGAGCGACCTTGCGAAGTTCACCGTCACGACGACCGGGTCTCCGGCGACCGGAACCTCTGGTTCTTACACTTACTACCAATACACCGCTACCGGAACGTTCAGGATCGACTAATGGCACATTTTGCGAAAGTAGAGAACGGCGTAGTCCGAGAAGTAATCGTCGTCAGCAACACCGACGCACCGACCGAAGCAGCCGGGAAAGCGTTCATCGCGTCGATCGCACTCGAAGGCGAATGGATTCAGACCAGCTATAACTCGAACCCGATCGAAGGTCAAGATCGCGGAAAGTACGCCGGAATCGGCGACCTCTGGGACGGCGAGAAGTTCACTTCCTCAGGAGCGCAAAATGCCTAGCCTTACACCTCAGCAGAAAGCCGCGCTCGCCTCCTATCTGCGAAGCGTCGTCGGCGCGATCGCCGCAGTCATAGCAGCCGGGGCGACCGACCCGGAAGACATCCTGAAGGCCGCGATCGCAGCATTACTCCCGCCGATCCTTCGATGGGCGAACCCGAGAGACGCGGCTTTCGGTCGTGGCTCGTGATCTCCCGATCGTAAAGCCCGTCATCCCCGAGGGACTCAAGGGCGAGAAGAACGGTCAGCTCTCGAAGACGAAACTCGTCACGATCGAACCGTTCGGCAAGCTCTACCCGTCAGCTGCGGAAGCGTGGCGTCTCATGCGAGAAGCCGCCCGGCTCGACGAGATCCGTCTACGCCCGACGTCGAGCTTCGACACCTACCGCCCGCTCTCCGTTCAAGAGGCCGTCTTCCGTCAGCGCTACACGCAGGAAGTCCTCGAAGGTCGCCCGACTCGGACGTGCGAGGGCGTTCTCTATTGGCTTCGGCCCGGTATGGCGGCGGCGGCCTGCGCGGGGACGTCGAATCACGGATGGGGACTCGCCGTAGACATCTGGAACGTCGGGAAGAACGGTCGCCTCGAATGGCTTCTCGATAACGCGCTCCGCTTCGGCTTCTCATGGGAGCTTCAGTCCGAGCCGTGGCATCTTCGCTACGTCCTCGGCGACAAGACTCCGAAAGTAGCCGTATGACTACCGAAGTAGTCGTCGCTCTGATCGCAGCGTTCGCCGTCGTCATGGCGGGAGTCCCGTCGGCTTTCATCGAGCGCGCCCGGCGGGAGAACGCCGACGACCATGCGACAGTCAGGCGTAGACTCGATCGCATCGACGAGCACCTCGACGAGATCGAGGACTCAGTCGATGACGTAGCGGAAGTAGTCACGAGTCATCTCTCGTGGCACGATAAGGAGGAACATGAGCGGAATCTTAGACAGACTCGAGGCGAAGCGGACTCAGGTAGTCGTCCTTCGTGAGTGGCTCGAGGCAAGACCGAAGAAAGAGCGCGACGAATGGCTCGAAGCGTTCCGCCGCGCCGACCTCTACTCGTCGAGCAGCATCCTCGCACTCCTCGAAGAAGAAGGACTCTCGGGCGTCAATGAGAACACGGTCGTCCGCTTTCGACGAAAGCTCGAGGGCTATGTCTCCGCGCGATGAGCTCGCCCGGATCGCGGTCATCGAGGAGCTTCAGACCGCACTCAAGAAAGCGCAGCAGAAACTAGCGAAGCGTGAGGAGGATCGCGAGATGCTCGTCGCGACCGTCTACCGGGCGGCACGCGAAGCAGCTCTTGCGGTCAAAACTCCTAAGCCGATCGAGCCGAAACAAGACAAGCGAACCAAGAAGGCGGAAGTCGCGCTCATTCATGCGACCGATTGGCAGCTCGGCAAGAAGACTGAAACTTACGACGTCGCGACGTGCGCGCGCCGGATGGATCAGTTCGCCGAGAAAGTGCTCCGAATCACCGACATCCAGCGCCGGGATCATCCCGTCCGCGAAGCAGTCCTCATGCTCGGCGGCGACATGGTCGAGAACACCGACCTATTCCCCGGACAAGCGTTCGAGATCGAGGCTTACCTCTTCGAGCAGCTCTTCGAGACGGCGCGAATCGTCGAGAAACTCGTCCGCACGTTCTCAGCGAACTTCGAGAAAGTTCGAGTCGTATGCGAGTACGGGAACCACGGAAGAATCGGAAAGTACGGCGTACTACCGAAAGGCGACAACGTAGACCGCATGGCGTACCGCATCGCCGCCGAACGCACTCCCGATCTCCCGAACGTAACGTGGCAGATGAGCGAAGCAGGTCACCAGCACTTCACCATCGGTAACTACCGTGCGCTCCTCGTACACGGCGACGAAATCCGCAGCATGGGGCAGACGCCCATCTTCGCCATCATCAAGCGCTTCACCTCGTGGAGCTCGGGCGTCATGCCCTACTTCGACGAAGCCTTCATGGGCCACTATCACACCCCGCTCTCTCTGACGCTTCCTAACTCATCTCGGGTCTTCGTTACCGGGTCGAGCGAAAGCGGCTCGATCTATGCGACGGAGACGATCGGGGCGCTCGGCAGACCATCGCAGCGTCTTCACTTCGTCAGCCCCGAGCGCGGGCACTCGACCGCGGAGTTCGTAGTATGGCTCGACTAGACGCGCAGCTCGCCCTCGTCGTATGGCACGACGCGCACTCCGAGGAATCATGGAGCCGCCTCTCCGACCTCGACCCGGAGCCCTACGTCGTGGAGACCGTCGGCTTCCTTTTCCCGGACGCGAAGCCCGATCACGTCGTCATCGCGCAGAGCATGGGCTCGGACGACTCGATCGACTCGGTCCTCCAGATACCCGCCGGGATGGTCGTCTCCGTGACCCTTCTCGGGAATCCCCCACCTGCGAGCACCTAGTCCCTAAGATCGTCCTCGAGTCATAAGGAGGCTCAGAATGACCACAGATCAAGCACCCGCCGAGATGTTCCGCTACCAGCGGCTCTACGGCGTCACGGAGGACGGCCTTCAGATGAAGGTCACCCTCATTACCGATAATCGGGGTAGGGTGAGAAGCGCCTCGATCCAGATGAGAGCAGTCGAAGGCCCGGTCGGCGCTACCGACCATCCGTCCCTATGGTCGATCCCCTTCCCCCTGCGTCCGCTCATTATCGGCGAAGACGAGTTCGGGAGCGCATCGTGAACCCGATCGCGGTCATCTTGCTAGCAGCTATGGGCGTCGTCGGGACTGCCGGGATCATCTCCCTCCCCCCTGACTCGGCAGACCCGACGGCGTTCCCCGCCGACTTCCCCGATCCGTACGCCGACCCGTTCCTAGAAGCCCATCCAGACGCTTCAGGAGCCTCGGAGACGAGCGTTCCCGCCCCGACGGGCTACTGCCCGCCCGTTTACGACTTAGCCCTTTCTGAAGGCTTCACGCCCGACGAGGCGACGGTGCTCGACCGAATCGCTTTCTATGAGTCCCGCTGCGTAGCCGACATCATCGGTGACCGCACCGTCGGCGACTCCTACGGGATCCTCCAGATCCATACAGACACGTTCTGCGAGCCTTCGACCTATTGGCCTTCGGGCTACCTTCAGGCGGCGCTCATCCTCGAGTCGTGCGTCGAGCTATTCGACCCAGCGATCGCAGTCAAAGCCGCCCGGGCGATCTTCCTCGCTTACGGCTTCGAGGCGTGGAGCACCTACGAGAAGGCGATCGACTCATGACGCAGCTCGACTACCTCATGATCGGCGTCATAGCGCTCTCGTTCGTTCTTATGCTGATAGCGGACAGATTCCTATGATCGCGCGCGAAGAGTGGCTCCGCATACCGCTCGAGGCGCGTCTCGTCGAACACGCCTCGCACACGGAGGACGAACTACTTCGCGACGACCTCATCGCAGCAGTCCGGAAGATCGACGTCTTCGCGGAACGAGTCGCCGAACTGAACGTGGAGATCGTCAGACTCGAAAGACTCGCCGCGACACAGACGCCCTACTGAACACGCCGAAGGAGGCACTCATGGAAGACCTACTGAAGAGAGCGGACGCGCTCGTCACCGGAGACCGAAACAAGGCCTACGGGCATCCCTACGACGATTACAAGCGCGTGAGCGAGATTTATAACGCGGTCACCGGACAGCACCTCGACCCGGAGGACTGCGCGATGGTCATGATCGCCGTAAAGCTCGCCCGCATCGGAAAGCACCACAACACGAACACCGTCCACGTCGATTCTCTCGTCGACCTAGCGGGCTACGCATGGGTCTACGCGCAGATCCTCGACATCTGTTCCCGGACGGAAGTATGAGCTCACCCGAGAAGCAGAAAGGCGACCGGGCGGAGCGCGCCGTCGTCGAGTTCCTGAACGCTCACGGCCTCGAGGCTCACCGCATCCGCGCCGGGTCGCCTGACGACATCGGCGACATCGAACTCCACGCCGACCTCGTGATCGAAGTGAAGGATCGCGGGAAGGTAGACCTCCCGGCGTGGCTTCGTAATCTCGCAGTCCAGAAAGCGAACAAGGACGCAGCCTTCGGCGTAGTCATCGTGAAGAAGCGCGGCTCGTCGAATCCGCTCGAGTGGAGCTTCGTCCTCGACGCGCCCTCGTTCCTGAACCTCTGGAAGCGGATAGTCCCCGAGGCATGAAACACGCCGACGTGAGCCTCCAGCGGTGGGAAGTCGCCTACGCGATGGAGGAGGCAGAGTTCCGGGCGGCTAACGCGGAACGAGGCAACAAGCGCCACGGATCGACGAGCAAGACGGGACTCGCGTCGCATGACGCGCACCGCGCCGGGGCGCTCGGAGAACTCGCCTTCGGTAAATGGGCCGGGCTCGAGCCGCGCTTCTTCGAGGAGGACGCTCAACACGAAGCCGACTTCCCGCTACTCGAGATCCGCGCCACGTTCCGCCCGGACGGGAACCTCGCAGTCTGGAAGACCGACATCGAGAAAGCTCCGCTCATGGTGCTCGCCGTCATCCGCGAACACTCGGAAGAAGGCGCGATCGTCCGCCTCATGGGATGGGCCGACTCCGAGCAGGCATGGAACTACTCGAAGCCCGCACCGTTCCCGCCGCACCCGAAGCGCGGTCAAGCTCACTACTGCGCAGCATCCTCGCTATTCCCGATGGCTACACTCCTCAAGCACAAACAACAGATGGAGGCATGGTAAAAAATGAGCGGATTCTCTTTAGGTGACTACGTCACCGTCAACGAGCGACTAAAAGCGGCGTTACAGAAGTTCCCCGACCTGATCGTCGAGGAGCATCCGCCGAAGTTCGTCGAAGCACCGGACGGGAAGGTCTTCGTAGAAGTGAGAATGGTCGTGAGACGCGACCGCGACGACCTGATTCCTATGATCGGCTACATCTGGGAAGAGTACCCCGGTACGACGCCGTACACGAAGGGAAGCGAGCAGCCGAACGCGGCTACCTCCTGCCTCGGACGCATCCTCGGCTACATGGGCTTCGGTATCGGTAAGAGCATCGCCTCAGCGGACGACGTTCAGCGCCGCGAAACTGTGCGGCAAAAGCCCGACCCGCTCATCGTGAAGGCAGTCGCTAAAGCGGTGACGTATCCGAACGGCGACCCGGTGCTCGACCCGTTCACCGATCAGCCGCAAGTCGACGAGCCTCGCGAAGCCGGGGCGTCTAAAGCTCAGATGGGGAAGATTCGCGCGCTCGCTAAGGAGCATGGCATCGTCACGACGAAAGGCATCACAGAGGCGATCACGCAGCTCCTCGGACGCAAGATCGAGAAGCTCGACTACCTCTCGAAGCGTGAAGCCTCCCGAGTGATCGAGTCGTGGCTTCCCCCGGTGATCGCGAACCCTGCCGGGGAAGTCCCCGATCAGCTCGACGAAGAGCCGTTCTGAAAAGTTCGGTACTTGACTCCTATGGTAAACTTGTCTTAGGCAAGTAAGGAGGCCGAAATGAAACTCTCGAAGTATCGAATCAGTTCAGGGCATTATCGGGTCGGGGACTTCGTGATCTATGGCGGTAGCCGGATACGGTGGCAGGTTCGCGATGAGCAAGATGATCTACTCGAGGACTTCAGGACGCTGCGAGAAGCGATCAGGTACTCGCTCGATCTTCAGAGGCCGCGGACTCAGCTCGTCACTCGGACGGGCAACATGAACGAACTCCGTCAGATGCTTGGGTTCTAGTATGCGCGAAAATAAGTAGTAAGCCGATCTCATCGGTGCTTCCCTCAAGCGTCTAGAGGGCGTGAGTGAAAGTCTCCCGCGACTCATCATCGCGAGTTAGGCCGTCAGATAGCCGGGGAACGTGCGCGTCCCGAAGTAGGCGCGTCTAGTGTGATCCGAGCGATAATCGGACGGGAGGAGCCCGGGAGAGCTCTACCTAGCCGAAGGTGCTCGGGCTCGAGGTTCAGTCACTCACGAAGAACGAACGCACAGAAGGAGCAGGATCAGCCGAGCCCGTGAGCCGAGCCTCTGCGATGAAGTGAGGCGCGAGCGAGCCTGCGAGTGAAGCGCGACCGGGAGCGCGAGGGCAGGAGCCCTCGCATAGAATGAGCACGTCTCCGAAGGAGTCACTAGGTGAAGCGGACGAACAAGGCCTATAACTCGACATGGCGCAAGGTGCGCCGCATCGTGCTCGAGCGCGACGGTCACCGCTGTCTTGTCGGGATGGAAGGATGCTCCGGAGTAGCGACTCAAGTCGACCACGTCATCCCTCTCGCGTTCGGAGGCCAACCATATGAGCTCACAAACCTCCGCGCCTCCTGCGCCTCATGTAACTCCGGGCGGTCGAACAAACTCCGACGAAAGCCGTCCCGAGCATGGTGAAGCTCTGCCTCTG